CAGGCGCTCATCCTTCACCTTGCCCGCACGCATCGCCTTCATCATGCCGCCAACCTTGGCACCGTTCAGCTCGTCCTGCGTCGCGCGAAGATGGCTCGCCAACTCATCCGTGCTCGTGACCTTGGTACCGTTTTTCTCCAGATAGTCCTGGAACGCTTTTGCATCCGGCAGCTGCGGCATCTTCACACGCGGAATGCCCTTGCTCTCCGCACAGAACAGGTTCGTATTCGCAACGCTGACGTCGCATAGATTGAAATGATGCGCCTTGGCTCCGAGCTTCTCCATCTCCTTGGCAACTGACGCCAGCTTTCCCAGCAGCGTCGCCACCTGATACGGTTGGCTCAGCTTGACCTTGCGGCCCTCATACAGCGCTCGCACGGCATCATTGACGTTTTTGGTTTGGATGACGCCGTTCACCACCTTGGCTTGCTTGGAATAACCCTTGCCTGGATGCGCGCCCTCCGCTCCGCCGCCGCCACCCTCGGCAGTCCATTTTCCATGCGGATCGCGAGGCTCATCTGGATCGTAATCCAGCGTATCCATGCCGCCGGTATGGCCAATCTGCTTCGGGTTGGGTTGACCCTCGATCTGCTTCTGCTGCCCTGGGGGCACATAGCCTCCCGTATCCTCGGGCTCCTCGGGCTCGCTGCCGTACTCCTCAATCGCATCATCGAGCCCAGGATAGGTGCCATCCTCGATCAGCTGGTTGACCACGCCCTCACGGAACGCATCCTCGTTGATCACCCCGATGGTCGCGTAGATCTGTGTAGCCTGCGCCTTGGCCAGAGCGATCTTCGCCTTCTCGTCATCGTCCATCTGCCAGAGCGGTTCCCACTCGTAATGAATGTTTGGGTCCGCCTTCCCCAGCGCGCTCCGCATCAACATCTGATCGAGCATGCCCAGACGCGGCGCAATATCGTTCTTTTGCTTGGTTCTGCACTGGTCATAATACGTCCGCTGATCACCGATGCCGCCGCCAGTGCTGCCACCCTGCATGCCACGGCCATACGCCTGCCCGAACAGGATGCTCACCGGGATCTCCGCAGCGCCGCTGATGACCGTCGTGAACTCATGCATGATCATCGGCAGGCCGCCATACTGCGTGCTGACGCGATCCCACTCCTCTTCCTTGTCGAGCAGCAGCGCGCTGATCACGCTCTTGGTTTGCGTCGATAGAGCAAACCGCTCGATGAGCTTGTTCTTATAGTCCTGATTTTTGATCTTCAGCGACATCTCCGGGATCTTCACGACGTCCATCTTGCCGTCGCTCACCATCGCCGCGATGGATTGATACGTCGACGTGTAGCTCTTCATCGCATCGACAACGGTCTGCAATACGCTGTCACCCCAGCCGCCTCCCATGGGAGCAAGCCGCCAGTCGGGCAGCTCATTCCCAGGCAGCTCCAGTACGCGACTCGGGTGGATCTGCGTCATCCCGATGTTGGTTGGAATGGTGCTGTAATTGCGAACCTCCGCAGCGCTCTTGTTCTTGAATGGAACGATGTTGCCGAGGAATCCCGGCTTCTTGACCGCACCCGGTACTTGCTCTGGCATTACGCCAAGCTGTGGCGATGTAACACCGCGCTCACCCATGAAGCCGAACATCGGTGTGGCCACCGTGTAATAGGCTGGACGCGTGTAATACGGGTCGTTAACGTTATAGATGCGCGGGCCAGCATTCAGCTCCCAACGATGCAGAACCACCACATATTTGAGCGAGTTCTTCCCACACTTCTCAAAGTCGAGCGGCTGGCTGGCATCGTTGCCGTCATCCACACCGAGAATGATAGCCGATCCACCGTAGAGCCGAGCCTTGATGATCCACTGCTTGACCTTGCGCTGTACGTCCAGCGTCTTCTCGACCGTCTCGATTGCCTCGATCTGCTGCTGACTGGCCTGCCATTTGCGCCACTCGCGCGTCATGTCATCCGCAGGCTGATCGATGATCTTCCGCGACAGCCAGTCGCCGCGATACATGTTCTCCAGGGTTGCACGGTCGAGCAGCTCAAGGATGTACTGTGCTGCCGTGGACGAATCGACGCCAGCCAGACCAAGCCCGGTGATCAGGTTCTGTAGGGTGTCCATCATGTTGGCGAAGCGGCTCATCTCGTTTAGTCCCAGCTGCGATCATCTCACGTTAATGACGATCCAGTAATCATATTAATATTCCCGTTTGACACCACAGTCCCATTGTAAGGACCGCCAGATGCCCCATTATAGTTTCCGGTGTATGACCAATTGCCGCCGCCGCCATTGGCACTGCCTATGCCAGACAGGTCAAAATAATTCTGGCTGAGTGTCGCGGAACCGATCAACCGCGTTGTATCTACGATGATCGCGTAATTCACATATGCCCCCGACAATCCAATGAAGGTATTATTCTTCACTTCCTCAAAATGACATCCGCCAGATGTCGGTCCGCTGTTTGCGGAAAATAAACTAAGCCCCTGAGTCCGTCCCAATGAGATATCAATGCTCTGTAAGCAAAGATTGAAATTGATGGCAATACTGTTCGTATCTTTACCGATTGCGTTGTAAGACTGCAGCCAGTCTCCGTGCCCCCCAGTATTGAAGCCCTCACCGGCATTCTCGATGATATTGTACCTGTAAATCCAATTTTCCCCGCCAATATCGGAACTGTTGACAATATCCTCGCCCCATGCGGATTTGAACCAATTATATTCCCAGATACAAGTACCCGTCCCATTGCAACCGGTGGCGATTGAATTGGTCTGAACCAATCCATTACCGTCGAAGACACAATAACTAATGTGAGCATTGCTGGCCGTTTGATCCACGAACAAGCATCCGGAATTATTGCTGCCAGTAAGGAATTTGCAATTCTTAACGATGCAATTATTCCCTATATTTATCCCAAGAACCCAGCCGCCAGCTAACGTAAAGTCATACCCGTCTAGTGTAATGTTGTCAGTTTGGACCTGCACGACCTTTTGTCCAAGGTCGACGAGAACGCCGGTCATGGATATCGTCGCCGGGTCCTTGAACACTTGTCCGGAAGGATAGCCGACGCGATAATCCACACCAGCAACTTTCCACGGAGGCCGCGCCAAATAACCATTCAATAGAGTTGGATATTGCGGGGCACCAACCGGCGCATTCAAGCGGCCATCAAGGCTTGCCCATGGATCAGAACCTGTGTTGGAAGCAATTGCAGCATCAATTTTATGTCGGGAAAAGTTCGGGTCCAGCAACGAGTACGGATTGAAGATTTTTGCGCCCAGCGCTCGCTCAATCGCTGCCAGCCCTTCAGCCATATCATAGCTCAAATACAAGCCAAATATCTTCTTGCCAACGGCCTGTTCGATCTGCCTGTTGCACAGCGTAATATCCAGCGCACTCATCAAGGTGAAAATTGTCACTGCTTAGTCTCGTGCAATCCCTCGACCGTTTCCATGTCGCTCTGCAGGCTCCTGTCCTGATAAAGCGAGCAGGCGCGATCAGCCACGCTCACCACAGGCCGCGCCATCTGCAGCGTCATCTTGCCGGTGGGGGCCGGGATCTGGATTGCGCTCGGTGGAGCGCCGTAGCATAGCCGCTTGGTGATATCCTGGCCGATCACCTCGGCGAAGTAACACGAGCCGCAGCGCTTAATTCCCAAAAGCCCACCCATGCGCGGCCTCCTCTTTGTCAACGTAGTCTTGTACCGCCTTGAGCATCACATCGGCGTCGTTCTTCAATTCCACCTCTTCACGGTTTATCGGACCATAGTGCTGGCGCAGATTGCGCAGAACGATGGCGCACGACGCGCAGGCAAAGCTCGGGATGTTTTTGCACATGCGCTGGAACTCGGCACCATTGCCGCTGCCGTAGTTCTGCCAGCTGCTGCTCGAACACGACACCTCTTCCTTGAAATAGTCGAGGAAGCCCTGCGGATTGTCGCTGTCCTCGCCAGACCCGTACGTGTCGAACAGCACATCAAAATTATCTGAGCAAGTGTGCGCGTTGTAGGATGTCTGATACAGCCCAGCCTCCGCTGTATCGCTCGAAACGTTGTCCGCGCTCATATCGCGGCCCTCACAATGTCGACCGGAGCTTTCCCGCATGCCGAGCCCCATCAGCAGCGCCCACAGGTGCCGCAGCGTGTCCGGGCCGTCCCTGGTATTGTCCATCCCTGCAGCCTGATACTGCGTGTAGTACCATTGCAAAACGTCTTTCTCGGAATTGCCTGAGTTCTTCTTCGCCATCTCAACTGCGGGCATGTAGCCCGCCATGAACTGCCTGTAGGTGTTGGCCCAGGCCAGCGCGAAGCCCTTCACATACCCGTCCGGCGCACGACCGCGATCATGCCAATCGTAGTCCGCGATCCTGGAATTGATTGCTATGTTGGCAATTGCTGCCTGCTGCTGCGACGTCAGCGGTGCAGGTAATCCTGGCGGCGTGTATGGCGGCTTATGCGTATCGAGCGCAGCCCACGTCTGCTCACCCACGATGCCGTCGACAGTGAGAGCCCGCGAGCGCTGATAGTCACGCACCGCCTCGTCGGTCAGGCTGCCGAAGTCGCCATCCGCATCCAGATTGCAGCCTTCCAGCTCGCGGTTGAGATCCTCCTGCAACTCCACGACGTAGACGCCCTCATCGCCCTCACCCAGCACCGGCTTGTTTCCAGGCGTAGTCGGGGGAATGTCCGGAGGAATCTCAGGTGGCTCAATCGGTGGGCGTTCGATGGGCGGCTGCTCAGGCGGTGCGATAGGCACGCCAGAGATCGTCTGCGCGATGGCGCTGCAGATCGCTTCAAAATTGAGATTATAGAGGTCCGCATCCGCCTTGCTGTCCACGAAGCATACTTCAAGAAGTATGGCGGGCTCGTTCGTGTTGTTGAGGAAGAAAAGGTCGGTGCGTTTTTTTGGACCGCGATCGATGAAATCACCGGCATCAGCAATCGCCTCCGACACGTTCCCTGCCAGCGCGCTCTGCGTAACGTACAGAACTTCAGTCCCCATAGGTTTTGAAGTTGTTTGATAGGCATTGAAGTGACAGCTGCAATCAAGCTCCCGTTGGCGTGAGTTGTGATAATCAACTATGCGGTTGAGGTTCTCATTCTGAGAGGTACTCTGGTTATCGTGAAATGTGTCCACACCGACGCCATTCTCGCGCAGGATCACTGCAACCCTCTCGACCACACGCCGCGCTTCGTTCACCTCATCCAAATATCCTGAAGCGCCGCGTACGTACTTGCCGTGCCCGCTGCTGATAACGATACGCATGTCACCGCCTCATATTTCTAGAGCTGGCACCCAGGTCTCCGCAGACCCAGGCACCAACTCCACTGCTGCCGAATACGTTGCGGCGGACCCGACAGCATTAACCCTCATCTGTAACCCTCCACGATGCAGTTGGACAGCACCCTGTCGGTCTCCAGATCTGCACCAACATAGCGCTCGATATTGGTCGATCGCATGCCGCTGTTGAGATCCAGTTCATGCCACACCTCGGTGACCAGCACGAGGTTCATTATCACCAGCGTCAACTCCAGTGGCTTGAGCTGCCCAATTGCATGCAGCACGGTCATTCTAGAACGCCCTTCGGCATGCTCTCCAGCAGTTCGCTGCTTTGCTTCGGAACTATGCAGCGTGAGAGCAGCGCGGAAGTCTCCTTCTGGTGAGTGAAGTACAGCTCCAGATCATGGTTGCGCAGCTCGGTCTGCCTCGACGTGATCCACCAGATCAAAGCTATGAGCGCAGCGTTGCAGAGAACAAGCGCCAGCGATAATGGCTGGTCCCTCATGATTGTGAAAAACGTCCCGGCAGCCTTCGCGCCCTCTTCGATTGCGCCACCAGGGTTCATTCATCTCACTCCAACTGGAGCCAGCAGCGCACGGGGGGGGGTGCACGCTGCTGGCCAGCGTTGCGAGTCAGCCGGGGGGCAAAGCTGGACTCGCTAGGCTTATTTTTTATTTGGTCGCTCCGATACGAAAACGGTGTCGGGACAACCTAACGCAATTACCGGCGCGCTGCTACAGTATTCTCCAACCGCCGAATAGCTGACACTCATGTCCTGAAAATTTTCTCTGCTAATAGTCAGCGCCTTTGACTGTGCCCAGGCCAACCCACCACCGAACGCAACGAACCGCACCGGCAGCAGCGACTTGCCTGCCTCGCGCCGCAACCGATCCATCCCCTCGGCCGTACCAGCGCCACGCTCCACTACGCATGCGATCACAGCCGGATGCGCAACGTAAGCGGTGGGATCGCCACACAGCATGGGGTTCTTCGCGAATGTCTTGAACCCATGATTGGCAACGTAGTCCACAGCTCGAAGCACATCCCTGGTGAGGTAAGCGTCTGGATTATCCAGCTCCAGCACCGAGAACCCCAGCTCTGCGCATTTGTCGATCTGCAGATCGAGGTTGCGCTGCCAGCCTTTCCCGTTCGGATCGATCTGGCCCTCGTTGTATTCCTGCGCCGTGTCAGACGTGTCGAGGTACGGCCCGTAGTATGCACGCTCGGCCGTGTTCTGCTCCGCGTACTTCTCGTTGAACAGATTCCCATAGAGCCAAGCTTCGCCGACATCCGGCAGTCCTGGCGCGTCGTAACCAACCTCGGTGATGTAGCCCAGCTCGCCGTTGTCAAAATTCTTTCCGATCATGTAGCGGAGCGGAAGCATACGGCGATCTCAAAATGTACAGAGTGTCGCACCTGGAAGTGCCCATGCTATCGGCACTCACTGCATCAGTCCACCGTTTTCAAACGCGATGAGACCGAGGCAAGTACTCACCTAATTTTATTTTCCGATCAAACAAACCCGCATCACATCGACACTTGTGCCGATGAAATAGGCACTTTTCTGAAAATCGTGAAAGTCGATATGTTATATTAAGCCCGTCAGCCGGTGGATCGGCTGGCGGGCTCTTTGACAATGTGGAGAACTACCATGAAGAAAGACAAGCTCATGCTTGCCCGCAAGGAGTATACACGATGGCAGAACAAACGCGAGGCTGCAATTCGCGTCCTCGTCAAATCTGCCGACCGGCTCCCGGCACTCGCACGTCAGATCGAGCGCCTGCAGCGGGCCAAGGCCAAGCGTGAGGAGGAGGCATTAGCTCCGCCCGATCCTATGCTCAATGATCCATTACCCGACCCGACCACTCAGTTGGGAATGCTTGGCCCCGCTCCTGGCTTCGACACCAAAGGCAACCGGGTGGACGACGGGCTCGACATTCCGCCCGAGCTGGACCGCAGCCGCAAGCTGGCGGCGTTGCCTGATCCTCGGTCGAAGGAGAAGAAGGATCAGCGCAAGGCGGTCGAGAAGCAGCACCGCGAGGCTGATCTAACCGGCAAGCGTCGCAAGATGCCGCTGACAGGCAAGGCCGCGATGCAAGCTATCCTCGGGAAGTAAACCTACTGGCCACCGCTCTCACCGGGCGGTGGCTTTTTCTTTGAGCAGCAGCGCCAGCTGCCGGTCGAAGTTCTCCCGCGCCTCGACCACCTCGAACAACCGCTCGATCTCGGCCATGAACTCCGCACGCGGAAAACCTGGATGGCCAAGGAACGGCTCCCAGAAATCCGTCGCCACCGCTATCGTCGCATTCTCCGCAGCATAGGCGCGCATGTTGCAGAGGATCTGCTTCCAGCCAATCGTATGATCGAGCGCATTCCAGCAAATGATGGTGTGCCCGGACAAGCCAACGATGCGTTCCTCGGCAGGCAGCGCATGCACATCCACGCCATGCCACCAATGCGCTGGCGTCATCTCCTTGTAGCCGTACGCCAGCGGATCAATCACCGTGCAAGGCGCGAAAGCCGGTCGAGGCCCGCAGCCGATATCGATCACCCGGCCGTGCGGCTTGATGAAGTCCCGCACCTTGTCCCAGGTGCGCTTGAACTTCTCATCGTCCACCGAGTGTCCACTGTCCAGCGCTTTGCGCCACCATTCAAGCTCATATGGCTGATGGCAATCGTGCCACGCAGCCCAGGTGCGGAGATCAGTCACCGCGCTCTTCGCCAGCTCGCAAGCATGATCGCGATCGCAGCAATGGGCGCGCCGATCACGAATGAAAGCAGCAGCGCATCAAGTGTGGTGTGTATCATTTTGCCTCCTCCACGCAGTGCCACTTGTTGTCGTCGCCCAGCACTGCGACGTCAGCGCCCGGACACGCTGCGGGCTTGATCAGGTATCCGATGTACACGCCAATCAGCACAACGAGGACACAGACGATAATGAGGATCGCTCTCATTGCGGTTTGCGCAGCAGCGCTGAATGATGACGATCAGCCAATACGTTGAATTCCAGTCGCTCGCGGTTGCAGAACTCATCGACAGCAACGGAAGCGGCAAAATCATCCAGACCATAGGGATGCACCAGCATCACACCGCCCGGTACCAGTCTCGGCCACAATAGCTCCATCGTACGCAGGGTCGGCTCGAATAAATCCACGTCGATATGCACGAAGCGCCAGTCGATCTCCCGGTAGGGATGGAGTGATTCTGGCACCCAACCTTGGACCAAGCTTAAGTTGGACGGGGTACCGAGAAAGTTTTGTACCAGTGACAGTGGAGTCGGGTTGTCATTCAGAAAGCCGTATGCCGTTGCTCCTGAGCGCCAGGGATGGTTCGGTCGATAGTGACTTTCGATGTCGAGATCGCATTGAACAAAGCCCGCGAACGTATCGAAACCGTACAGCCTGCAACCTGGAGCCATCTGACTGTGAATGATCTTCAGCGTAAGACCCCACAGCACGCCGACCTCGACATAATCACCTGTAGGTAACCGCTCTACGTCGGCCAGCAACCGCTCGAAGTATTTGGCCCGAATAGGATCGACCAATGGTTTGACGAGTTGCGCAAGCGCAATGTTAAGCTGCGGCAATGCAAAATTTGCGATCATGGTTTCAACATCAGTTGCTTAAACACGCGTTTACGCGCCTCCTCCATGCGCCGCTTAACCAGTGGGGTGTCGGTGATCTTACCGTCAGCATGCACGTCGAGAACGGCATTCTCCATTGCGCCCTGCACCGCAACCTTCAATGGCTGCATCTCGTCCGAGAGAAAATTGACCGAGATACCGACCGCAGAGACCACGCGCGGGTAC